GCATTGTCATGAATCGTCTCATGAAAAAATTAGGTGTGAAATAACTGTTAGTTTTACATTTTATACTTCCTTTCCGCAAAGAAGAACCCCGGGTTGATTCCCGGGGCTTTTTTGCGTTCCAAAACGTGTGACACTTTTGTGACACCCGCCGAAAAATGACGCTGAAAATGTCGATTTGTGACTGATTTGTGACACTACTTTTGCGAACTTCTGTTCACTTTTAGCCACTTCAAAAAAGCAAAGAAAAAAGCCGCGAACCCTTGTATTTACTGGGTTTTTCGGCTTTTTCCTGCTCCTGCGCCTCCAGGGGCTCGAACCCTGCACACCCTGATTAAGAGGCAAGGAACGACCTCAGCAAAATAGCGAGGTTGAGGGGTGTGGGAGACAATCAGGAGACAGCAAAAAAGCCCCGGGACATGCCCGGGACCCTTTGCCACTATAATAAGGAGAACTATTTAAGCTTCTTCAGAAGCTTCGAAAGTATCACACAGACGTCTTCCCTTGTGATAGGGTTCTTCGGTCTGAATGTGCCGTCCTCGTAGCCATTAATAAGTCCTGCATCATAGCAGGTTTTCATGTGTTTATATTTCGGGTTATCCTTAGTTACGTCTGAAAAATTCATCTGTTTAGCCTCCGTATATTTGAGCCACTTGCTCATCTTGCCCCAGTGGGTCCATGTGCCGGCCTGTGAGCCGCCCTTGTGGTTGAAGCGCCTGCCCTTGCTGTCGACATAGCTATAGAGCACTCCGCCGCCCCATGCGCCTGTACACTCGATCACGTTGTAGACCTTTCCGCCGTTCCTGGTCACCTCCTCGCCTAATGCCGTCCCGATATGACCGGGCATATAGAGCACGGCGAGGCAGTGGAGATTGCTGAAGTCCGTCGAGTAATCCGGACACTGGGAAAGCAGTCCCCACTCGTTGCAGTCGCCCGTCCGGCTGAAGTCGTTCACGAAGTAGCCGACCCTCTTCACCGCGTCCCAGCCGTTCAGGATCGCCTTGACCAGGTTAACACAGTCGAAGCTAAAAACCCCGTCGCTGTGGTAGTATCCGAGGTTGTAGGGGTATTCGTTCCAGTAGCGCGTCGGCTGAGCTGCCGCGAGCTTAATCTTAGCCAGGTATTCCTTGTCAGTCTTTGGGTATGTTGCCATCGCTGCCTCCTTTGTTGTAAGACGCCGTAGAGATCCCGATCAGCGCCCCGATCAGGGTCGTGACTGCTGCGATCGTGCCGACGATTGCGTCCGCGTAGGGCAAGTTCCAAATGCCGGCAATTGCAAAATAAAAAGTGCCGCACGCCGGCAGCACTATCATGCAAATCCATTTAAGGACATCGTATACTTTGTTCGGAAATTTCATTCTTTTTTACCTCCCTTAAACCACTCAGGCCTTGCTATGTTATTCTCTTCGAGCCACTTGTTGAACAGGCTCGTACAGTACCAATTGCCCTCAAGATCGGCGAAGTAGTGCTCTGAGATTTTCAGGATCTCCGCCGTCTCGTGGGGATAATCAGAGAGTAAAAGAAGGAGCTGCGTCCGCAGCTCGTCCTTTTCGCTCTGTTGCAGTTTTGTGTCTATCTGATCCAGCCGGTCCTCGATAGCCTTGAGGCGTCCCTTCCGGTTGACGATCAGGTTGAAGACGCCCGCGATCAGCGCGGAGAAGGCTCCACTTCCTACGATTGCGATAATTATAGATTCCATGATGCCCTCCTTAAATCAGCCCGATCAGGTTGTAGTTTGTGCCGTCGTACATGAACGTCGCCGTCTGCCCTGCTCCGATCACGCCGGCAGTGATAGCCGCATTGTGGTGAAAGATAGGCTTCGCGCCTCTCGTCCTGATGTTGAGGGTAGCGTTCGCCGGGACCGCGTTTGTAAAGTGCACCGACACAATACCGCCGACGACGAGCGTGTAGTTCTCTATCGTGACCGCCTTCGCTGCCGTGGCCGCCGCAGTCGTACATGTGCCATAACCAAAGCCGAGCGACGCGGGGGTGTATGTTGTGTTTCTGTCCTGTGACTGACACATAAAAACCCAGTATGTGCCGTCGTACATGTAATAGTTCACATAGCCGGCCTGACCTGCGACCCAGTTGCCTGACGTGTAAGGCGCAGTTGCCTGATATTTGATTGACTTCGCCCCGGTGCCGTTGACGTTAAATTTAGGGCTTGCGGCCGTGTTGGTATTGTCGAACTTAATGCCGATTATACTGCCGGCTGTGAGAGTGAACCCTCCCGCGACCGTGACCACTTTCGTCGCTGTGTCTGCCGCCGTGTCGCAAGTGCCATAAGCTGATATTGCGAGGGGCTTGTCTCCCTGGTGAAAGATGCTGCCGCCCCAGGTGACTGCGAAAGCAGTAGAGCGGGCGTTGTCGGCCGTGCCGTTGCCAAGGATTAACGCATAGTCTGTGTCTCGCCTCGGGCTCCCTCCTTGAGCAACATTATATTGCCCTATTACCGTTTGATATACGCCCGTCGCTTTGGTGCCTTCGCCACCGGCGTGAGATGCCCGACCGCTGGCCTCTGATAAGTAGCCTTGTGCATGTGCGTAGGTGCCGCTCGCAGTGGTTTCTCTGCCTTCGGCGTGTGTATACTGCACCGAGGCCACAGTCTGATAGCCTTCCGCATGGGAATCCTCCCCGCTTGCAATAGTCTGAAATCCTTCTGCATGTGCGGACGAGCCTGTTGCCTGGCTTCCGTTTCCTTCGGCATGAGCTGCTAAATTAGTGGCAGAGCATCCCTGCCCTTCTGAATGTGCGCTCTCATACGATGCAGTCGACTGATTCCCCTCGGCGTGTGAGTTACTCCCTGATGCTATGCTCGCATACCCTTCAGCGTGGGAGCGGTTTCCTGTGGCTTCGCTGCTTATACCTTCAGCATGAGCCCCGGATGCTGTGGCTTTTGTCAGTCTCCCTTCAGCGTGGGAATAATTGGCTGAAGCCTCTACTTCGTTGCCTTCTGCCACAGAATAAGCCCCCTCGTAGGTGCCGCTTGCTCTTATTCCGAGGGTTGTGTAGGGGGAGTTCCCGAGTTGCGTGCTGTCCACATATCCAAGGTGTGCGATTGGTGTCTGTTGTCCTCCGTGCTTTGTAGTCCCGTATATAATGTCATAGCCTGCCGCGGTCATCTCTGCATGAGTCTCTTCCTCGTTTCCGAGAATTATTTTAGAATCTTCAAACCGCGAGACCTCTGTCCCGTCTCTGAAGATGCTCACCGCGTTGCTGTTCATCTGTATGTAGTCGGTCGTGTCGTCGGAGTTGTGGACCTTGATGCCGTCGGTTGAATTTATGTAAGTGATGAAGCTCGTCGCCGTCTTGGCGGCCTGTTTCGTCAGGTCTGAGGCGGCGTTTGAACCGTTGTGTGTCGATGAGTAAGGGCTTACAGTCTCCCCGAGCTCAAGCTGGGGGTAGAATGTTATAGGACCGTCCGGGAATGTGTAGCCCGCAACAATCTGACATAATACATTGACGTATTTATATGCCGATTTGTTAGTATATCCTTCGCCAGTATCAAATGCGACATTGCCGCCGCTGCCCGCAGGGCTCTGCGAAGCGTAGAACCAACGAATGTGAATTCTATAACTCGAGGAGCCGCCTCCAACAGGGCATCCGGATACAGTGTATTTTTTCGTGGGGTCGAGTTCTATCGATGTCGGGATAGTCGTCCGCATGTTTGTGCCGGTCAGATAATAGTTTGAATTGGCAGTCGCCTCAGTTGCGTCGCTTGCCAGCGATGCAGTAACTGACCCGTCTGCGTTAAGGACCCAGTCCACGCCGTTGCTCGTCCACGTCTCGCCGTACTGATACTCCTGACGATATACCGAGGGCAGCATGTTAACGGTCGGGATGTCGTTCGCAACGCCATCGATAGAGGCGTCAACGTCTTCAGGTGCCGGAGTCCAGTCGGTCGCCTTATTTCCGACCTCGAGTTTGATATTCCGCAGGCTGATGCTTCCCTTCACGTCCCTGAACCACAAGTTGAGCGGGGTTATAGTTGTTAAATCGTAATTTATTGTTGCAGTGACTGACAGCTTGGTCCAGTCGCAGACAGCTGTCGGCATGGACTTCTGTCCGAACCAGTTGACGTACTGGTTTGTCCCTGAGTGGGTGAAGCCTATCTGTATGCCGACCCAGGGGCTTGTTGAGCCGTACACAAGGTTCTCGGTTATCTTATACTCTGCCGTAAGCGTCACCTCGGTGCCTTGACCGATGACCTGCTTACCGTAATCGCTGACTGACCTCATTACTCGGACAAGCGCGTTATCAGTATTTCCGACTGCGGCCGAGGAGGCCGTGACAGTGCCGTCCCCGTTGTTGGTCCATACGCTCCCGGTATCCGGCACGAAGTCACTCCAAGCGCTATCTAAAACGAGGTTTCGCCCGCCTACTTGCACCTTGCTGTTAAGTATGTTGTCCTGGGTGCCATCCGACAGCGCGCCGATAGTCAGCTCACCGCTCGCGTTGATGTCATCAACGTCCAGCGCGGACGCGCTGATAGAGTCAGCCTTCACCATCGTGCCGTTGATGTAGATGTGCCCGTTCTGCAGATATATGCCCTCGTTCTGCGAGTTGTTCGTCAGCCGGTTGAAGACTTCCGTCTGCGTCAGGGAGTCGTCGAAGTCGCTGACCGCGCTCTCGATCTCCTGGATGATGACCTCGTTCTGTTCGTCGTCCGTTGCGTAGTCGAAGTCGAGCGTGCTGTCTATGTTCCATTTGAAGCCGAGCGTCATGTAGCCGCCGAGTTTGAACGTCTTCCGGGCAACAAGGCACTGCTCAGAGCCTCCGATCGTGATGTAATCGCCTATCTGTACCGACGGGTCGCCGATCGCATCCAGTTCAAAGTTGTAAAAAATCAGAGGAGTGAATGCGGTCAGGTATGTGCCCGGGGTCGGCGTTGTTATCAGCGGGTTGCCGTAGAGCTTCAGGTTGTAACCGAACGTCCCCGCAGCTGTGTAGAGCGCTTGAGCCCATCCTTTGACTGCGACGAATGTCGGATAGTGCGGGCCCTCTATGTCGAGGCTTGCGATCATGTCCGACGTGATCGGGATAGTCTGCGCCGTTGGATCCGGGAAGAAGAAGCGCAGAGTCTTGCCGGAGGAGATCCGGGCGTAGCAGTTGCATTTTTCCGTTATGTGCTGGAGTGCGCTCTTGTAGGTTGCGTTGTCATAGGAGAAGCTCGCGCCGGTTGCACTTGCTGAGAGCCGTGACTGCGCTGCCGTGTCGCAGGTCACCGTCAGCCCGAAGCGCGTGCAGATGTCCGTCACGAGTGCGAGATAGGTCGCGCCCGTCAGAGGGCTCGCAGAGTCGAGCTTTGCGTTCAGCGTGTCCGTGAAGTCGAGCAAGGTCAGGATGATCGTGTTATCTGTTACGGTCTTGTCGATGATGTGATAAGCAGGGAGCGGGCAGCTCTCCGTCCCGATCGTTAGAGTGAGCGCGAGCGTGCTCTCTTCCGTCAGGTCGTCCGGGTCGAAATTGCCCTCGTAGTTGTTGAGGGTCAGCTTCAGCTGGCTCGTGACGACGCCCCCGATCTGAAGCCCGCCGTTGCTGTTGAGTGCCTCGTCAATCTGAAAGCTGTCGAGGATGATGTCGTCGTCCGTGATTGTGTAGTTATCTAATGTTCCGGACACTGTGAAAGCCCCGCCAGCCGCCACTAAATTATAATAATCAGCATTTATATACATGTGTTCTACCTCTCGATAATGTCAAAAGATATGTTTTGATACAGTTTCTTGTTAGCTGTGTACATGTAGACCGGCGCGGACCTGTCGCCGACGTAGAAAGTCCGCGTCTGATTTGCGCCCGCCATCGCATCCGGATATACGACTTTGATGTATTCGTTATTGAATGCCGTCAGGATTGAAGCCGCCAGCGTCTGACTGACGCCCTGCCAGGAGAGTGCGAGTTTCCGCTTCTGCGTTATCCTCTGCTTGTACATGAGCCCGGACTGCGTTCTTCCGGCGTCGCCGGCGGAAACATCCTGCAGGCTCCACTGCAAAGAGCTCGGAGTAAAATCCCCGAGCTTTCTTTCTCCTGATATGCTTGTCGGCTCGCCTGTGTTGGTCGCCGTGTATATTGTTATGAGTGCCATGTTAGCCTCCTATCATGTTGCATAAACTTCAAAGCGACGGTTAAGCAGTGCGTTGCCCTTGTTGGCTGCGCGCGCTACGAGCTGGCTGTCCATGTAGACGTTGACCTGTGACTCGCCACCGCCTGAACCGAGCACCGCGCTGACTGCTGCAGCTACGCCTCGGCTGACCGACTCGACGATCTGATCGTTGTTAGCGACTGCCGTCCGTCCTCCAATCGAGCCAACAAGCTCGGGACCTGCCTCTCGTGCTATGAAGAGCTCGCCTTGTCCAACGAAGCCACCGGCCGCCCTTGCGCTGGCGGACAATGTGGCGGCTACCTGCTGGATCTTGCCTGCTATATTTGCGCCGACAGTGATCGCTTTCCCGTTGAGAGCGGCGACATAAGAACCGACTGCAGCGTTAGCTAAGTTGGTACCGACTGCTCCGCCTCTGCCTTTGGAGACATATGCCAGCTTATTTGTCAGCGGATTGATAAATCCGCCAGTATAGAAGCTATCTTTTTGTCCGCCGTATGAGGTGCCCGCGCCTTCGGCCAAATTCTTGCCAGTTGCGCCGCCTCGTTTTTCCGAGTTGTCCATCAGCCTGGTCGTGAGGGGGTTGACAAAGTATTTGTTATAGAACCAGTCTGCTTGCCCGCCGAATCCGGAGCCAGCACCTGCGGCTATATTCGCGCCGGTTGACCCGCCGCGGCCCTTCGAGAGATCCACCAGCCGGCCGGTTAACGGATTAATGAATCCGTCGTTAATAAATGCGTCTTTGTTGACCTCGCCCTTGTATCCTGTCGCTGTGTTGCCTGCCACGTTCGTGCCGGCCTTAGTGCCGACGCCTTTGGCGCTCTGCGTGAGGTTCGTGTCAAAGCCGGTCAGGCTTATGTTGCCCCCGGTGTTAAGGTAATTAGAGACTGCGTTCGTTATCGTCCGGCCGACGGTTTGCCCGACCTTAGAACTAACATTCCCCACCTTCGTGCCAATACCTTCAGCGAGTGAAAGACCGCACTGCTGCCCAATCTCGCCGAATTTCTTAACAATCGAACCGCTTGCGCTGACTGATGCGCTATATATAGCGTTACTCGTAGCTTTGCCGGCGGTGTTGCCTGCCTGCTTGAAGTTGGGCGTCGTCTCCATCTCTTTTTTAAACTGTGCAGAGGCGAGGTCTACCGCTGCAACAAAGCCCGGCGCGATAATATTGCCGATCGTCCTGATCGGGTTGTCTTTTTTGTCCCACCATGCGAAGAACGCGCCCTCGATACCTTTGAGCAGAAGGACAGAAAAAGACTCTTTGACGTCGTTCCACTTGTCCTTAATCGTCAGGAAGCCTTCGATAAGTGTGTACGCAGCTTTTCCTACCTTCGCCATCAGTTCCTTGTCACTGGCAGCCTTCTGAAGCTGTTCGACAAGTTTCTCCATAATACCGGTTGCAGCTTTTACAAGATCGGGCACGTTGTTGATGATTGCGTCAGACAGCCCGCTGAGCATCTCGCTAATCTTGTCGCCCATCTTGTCCCACTCGATCGTCAGGGTCAGGTTGTGGAGGAAGACGGTCAGCCCGCTGAGGGTGTTGCTGATTGTGTTGACGAATGCGTCCGTATCAATATGCTGAACTGCGGAGTTTATAGTGTCGCCTATTGTCTTCGCGAGAGTGTCCCACTGCAGCCCGCCGGTGAAGCCCTCGAGAGTATTCCATGCAATATTAAAAGGCGCAACGAGCAGCTGGCCAAGATAGTCGCCGTTGATCTTGCTAAACAGTCCGTTGCACAAGTTCGCCAGCTGCAAGCCAAGCGAGTCCCAGTCAAATGTGCCGACCGCGGTCGTGATGAAGTTGAGCGCGGTGTTGATGCCGTTCCCGAGTGCGGTGCCGATGTTTGTGAAATTAACATCTTTTACAAAGTCGTTGAGGCTCTGCGTGATCTTGGTCGTCACGGACGTGACTCTCTTCTGAACGCCTTCGTCGCCGAATACCGCGTTGAATTTATCCACCCATGTGTTGATATTCGTTGCAGTCGTCTTCAGAGCATCGTCAAACGCCGGAAGACCTGCCTCGACTTTGTCCAGGAAGTCTTTGAAGATGTCGCCGGCGGACTGTGAGCCCGTGCTGACCTCCTCAAACATCGAGTCATAGCTTCCGCCGCCTGCGGATCCACCGCCGCCGCTGCCTCCGGAGCTTCCGCTGTCAGGCGATGCGAGCTTGTTGATCTCGTCGAACCCGAGGAGCTCGCGCTTGTATTCCTTGGCCGCTGCGGTCGCGTCGTTCATTGCGCCCGTTGCCGCTTCGCCGTAGCTTACTGCCGCCTTCTTGACGCTGATATATGTCGCCTGACCGCCGAGAGCTGCGAAGAACTTGCTCACTGCATTGACCAGCACGATGAACTTGTCAGTAATCCAGTCGAGCACCGGCGCGAGTGAGTTGATCAGGGGAGCGAGCAGTGCGCTGATGCCGTTCTGTATGTTCTGCATCGCCGCCGCGATCGAGTCGAAGCTTCCCGCGACCGCATTGCCCCGGCTCTGTGCCCAGTTATAGAGATTGTCGAGGTCCCCGCTCATGACCTTGTCAATTAGCGAGTGGACGAGCTCGACCGCCTTCTTGACTGCTCCGAGCAGTGCTTTGTCGACCGCCTTCGTGATGTCGTAGACCGTCGTCAGCACTTTCTTGACCACGTCGACCACAGACTTGAGGAAGTCGTTCCAGGCATCCTTCAGCTTCTTAATGACCGTGATCAGGAGCGAGATAGCTCCGGCAATCAGTCCGATTATTCCGAGCGCGCTGTTCATTGCCGTGCCGGCGGCTTCGGTTGCTTCCGCTGCCTCTGCCATCGCGCCCGGTATCTGCTCGGTCGCGCCCACTGCGTCGTCGATTTGGCTCGCCATCTTCTCGACCTGCAGACCGACCGCCTCGGTCGCCTGTTCGGTCGTGCCGGTGAATGCCTTGTCGACTGCCTCTATACGTTTTTTTATGTCCTCGAAGGACAGCCCCGCCTTCTTGGCGTTCTTGGCCATGTCGTCGCCCCACTTGGCTTTGATCCGGAGGTTATCCGTCTCAGCCCGGAACTGCTTCGCGGCGGTCTTTGCCTTGTTAAGCTCCGCCTGATACTGCGACGCGTTGGCCGTTATGTTAACTTTTAAGGTTTCTTCCATCTTGTTCCACCTTTGCGTTGTGTAGTGCTGCGAAGCGGCGGAAGTTGTTCGCGCTCCGCATCGTTCTGCTATCTTCTTCGTCGAATAAACCGGGGAAAGCAGACGCAAGAGAGGGGTATTTTACTTTCTTGCCTACGATAAAACGCCCGGCAGAGACCCCGATCAGGTCGCCGAGCGTATAGTAAAAGCTTGCCTGGAGCTGCCACTCCTGCCGTCTCCGCTTGTTGTATGCCCGGAGGTAGCGGGTCACTGCGCCCGGGGTAGAGTCCCAAAACTCGGACTCACGCATCCCGGCGACAAGACACCCGTCGAGCAGGTCAAGCAGCCACTCCTTTGCGGTCTTTATTTCTTCGCCGGCTTTTTTTCGTTTTTTGGTTCGTCCTCTTCGGTGTTGTCTTCGATAAGTCCCGACGCTCTGTATATATCCATGATCAGAGGGATGAGGTCGCTATAGGTGTGCCCGTCCTCTATCCAGTCGTCAACGAGATCCTCAACGACGTCCTCAGTCATGAGTGTGTCGTCCTGGATCGCCGCGTGGATGATCGCTATCAGCTGTTTAGTGCTCGGGATCTTGTCGCCTTCGAGTCCGAATATCATCAGAGGGTTGCATCCGATCGCCCGCTCAAGCTGGAGAACCCTCTTAGTTCTCAGTTTCAAGTTATATGATTTATCTTTTACGTTCCAAATGTACTCCATTGTTTAGTCCTCCTTTGTTCTAAAAAAAAGGGGACCCGTAAGAGTCCCCCGTGTGTCTTATGCCCAAGTCATTGCTGTGTTGGGTGTGATGCTCAGCGTATAAGTGAGCGCTTCGTTGGTGCCGACTCCGTCGAGTCTTACATGGCACTCGCCTGAGAAGCTGCAAGTTGTGCCTGTTGCTCCGCTTGCGCCGTCCGGAAGTGTTACCATCCAGTCTACAGAGCCGTCAAGTGCTGCGAGAGTGTCGAACTGGGTTTTTTCGTGAAGGAAAACGAAGTCGATGCTGTCGCCGTAGTCGTCGAGTCCCTGGATGTAAGTGTGCGCGGAGTCTGTGAGGACTGTTACCTCGACTGTATCCACGTCGCCGCCGAGGTCAGGAATCTCCTGCAGATTTGTGAGGTCTGTGTATGATGAGCCTGTCCCGGTCTTATAGCTGAGTTTTATGTTTTTGCTAAGTGTTCCCGCCATTTTTTTAACGTCCTTTCTAAACTATTTCTTCAAAGTATCTTTCAAAGCCCTGCGCCTCGTAGGTTGCCAAATTACAAAGCAGGTCGTCATAGCTGAGCTCATTGCTGGAAGCGCGGAAGAATCCGAGCTCACGCATGGCCGTGTCTGCCTTGAGGGCGTACTGTTCGAGGTCAGAGGCATTTTTCGCCCACGTCTTGACCATATACTGAATCTGTGAGTAGCCGACCGTGTCGCCGTAGCGCGTGTCCCTGCTCCCGTATGCCTGCACCGTGTAACACGGTATCTGCATAGCTGAGCTCACAAAGCTCTCGTGGTAGGTGGGGAGCGTTTCCTTGAGCTTGGCTATGATCGGTTTGTAGTAGTCAATCATGTCATGGTCTCCTTTACATGTTTGTCGAAGATCTCCGCGATCGCGCGCTGGTTGTTGAAGAGTGCCGGGTGCATGTATGGCTGAGGCTTCTGCCCGTTCGTATACCAGGCGTCAAGTCCTTCCTCCCGCATCCGTGCGACTATCTGCTTCGCCTCTTCCAAGGTGTAGCGCTTGTGGCTCGTGGGTCCTCCGGAGGGTGAGCCCTTTACAAAGACCCAGTATTTGCCGTCCCCTCCGTTGAAGACGCCCGTCCCGTATTCGACATACGGAGCATAGACTACATTCGTGTAGACTTTTCCCGTGTCGCCCTCCACGTCGTGACGGATTGAGCCCTGCAGCTGCCCCGAGTCGACCGGGGCGAGCTTCTTGGCCGTGCGTTCCACAACTTCAACCGACTCCTGGAGGGCGGCATGTATGTCTGCCTGCGCCATCTTGTCGAGCCTTGCTATCAGGCCGTCAGCGCCGGAGCACTCTATCCTGATCATGCTTTTTTATGCAGCAGTAGCTGCGTATACCTTGCGGAGGGCACCACGTACTTGACGTTATAGTCCTGCCCGTCAACCGTGAGGATGTCCTCGGGCGTGATGTCCTTCGCTTCGGTCAGCGCGATCTCGTCAACGTCCACATAGCGCGGGTCGCTGACGTTGGTCTGCGTGTAGATCTTCTTGTAAACTTTGATTATGCGCGGTTCTCCGCCGCTTGGCGGCACGGCCGTGGGCTGACCGTACTCGTCAATATAGGCGAGGGTTCCCGAGAGCGTCGTGACCGTCGCCTCCTGCCATTCCCTGTTGATCATGAGGGGATAACTACCTTCCGATGTGCCCGCAGAGGCTTGAGGACTGATTCAGGGTAATCAGCGGCATAAGAAAAACTGACACCGCTATAGCTCTCGGAATTTAACCCTTCCGTCTTCATGCGGTTGTAGTCATACACGACTATGCGCTGGATGCAGCCGCTAAGCTCCTCCACCTTGCTGTTGCGTGTATAGCTCACCGCGTACTCTGTGGCGTTCTCGATCAGGAGGTTAAGCAGTTCGTCCTGTCTCGTGTCTGAGATCCCGAGCAAGAGCTTAACATTGTCAATAATTGCCATGTCTTAACCTCCTTAGTTGTTATGA